TGTAACCATTACAGGAAGTGTAAAGAGTACTTCTATGTGATATCTTTTTGTTTTTGCCATACTTCTTTTAACTTTTCTATACCACGATTTTTAACCAAATCACTCGGATCTTTACATTGCAGCTCAGTTGGTATACATATATTTCTCAGCATCGGATACATATCTATGAGCTTTGCGGCATTATCCTGTCCCGGATTGTCGTTCTCGTGCTTGAAATCATTATCGTACCAGAGATACACAGTCTGGAAGGTATTCAATACCTGCTGCATGACCTGTGGCTTGGGAATATATCCTTCTCCCTGAAGACTCATAGCTGGAATTCCGAGATTCTGCCAAAGGCACATAGCATCCTTTCTTGAAGATGTAATAATGACTTCTTTATTGCTTTTCTTCTCCGCATACCAGAAGGCATGTTTCCATAGATCCCATACAGACGCATCGTGCTTTGAAAGCCATTTCATCGTAGAAGAAAACGGCTGATATAACTTGATGCTCTCTTTGCCGTCTTTCCACTCAAAATAGGCATAGGCATATTTATCCATTGGTACAGTAACCGTGTGATTCTGTCCATCAATTTCTTTCGTGAACAGCGCGTGAGAAATAGGATGTACATTACACCATATAGCAAACTCTTTTGATATACCAAACGAATTCCAGAATTCTATATCCCACTCTTTCCACTCCCTGGTTCTTACTTTAATAGAAGAATTACTTGTAAGATGTATCTTTCCATTATATTTTCTTATCAAACTGACTCGTGGAATTCTGTTCTCAGTATCAAGCTTAATTTTAAGCAAAGCTTCGGAATAAGATACTCTCCACAGTTTTGCCATCAATGAGACGGCTGTTCCCTTATCACCTGTACCGAAATCTTTCCAGAAGATACAACCGTCCCTCTCCATCATAGAGAAAGAGGGACGGTCATCATCTTGTCGGATAGGTGAGGACATAACACAGGGAAAAGTATCTATACCAAGATATCTAGAAATGATTTCACGGTCAGACAAAGACACATCATCTCGATGTATCTTCAGACTATTTTCCCTAATGCCTGTTACCATTGCTACAATGCAAATGGGAGATCGTCGTTATCGTCTGCTAGTGCATAATTCCCATTATCGTCAAACATAGATGGGGCATTATCCTTAACTTCAGTGGCAGTTGCAGACCACTCTGAAACCGGGGAAGCACTGAAGGTTACAGTGGAATCAGGGAAATTCTTCTTATACTCGTCAATCCTCTTCTGTGCGATAGAATAAGTACCGGTAGCCTCATCGAGCTTTGTGTTCGGCCCGAAGTAAGGAACCTTGGTTGTACCATCACACATATCAAGGAAAGTCTGATAGGTCTTGTTCTCATCAGTAGTCTGTACACCGAGAATCACAAATACCTCGTTGTTCGGAGCCTGATTAAGTCCTGCCTGAATCTCACGGACATTTCCGTTACAGATGTCTGCCCAGTTTTCTATGTAGATATGACCGGGATTCTTGCTATCTATATATGCATTTGATTTCTTGTCGAAAATCTGAAGAGGAGTTACATTCAGATACTTGTATAGGAAAGCAATCATCTTGTCCTGTCCGGGATGGCAAGGCTTATAGTCATTACCTATATTCGCTGGGCCATTGGAGTACTGAGGAATACGATATGCCTTTACATCATCCTTACTAGCCCAAGCAACACGACCAAAAGAGTCAATGATACGATACTTTCCAGACGTCTTGCCTATTGTAATCTCAGGACGAACCATGAAATCCAGCGGAATGACCGGTTTGTCTTTAAGATTGAGAATCTGAACAAGGAATCTGACACGGGAATAAGGGTGGCCTTCCTTATCAGTAAAAGTGTATTGCTGCTCTGGAGCGCCCTCAGGAATAGACCAGCCATAATTACGAAGGGTCTCATTGTTAGGATTTACATTGAGAACATGGATTCGTGCGGCTCCAACATACTTCTTAATGTCTACAAAATTGCTTACACTACTGTTATTTGCTTCAATCATAATATAAAGAATTTAAATGTTAATAATTACTTCCACTCTTCAGGCTGCTCAGGCCACTCTTCACTGTCAAAATCAACAACAGCGGTTTCAGAATCGCCATCATCACTGAGATCTACGCCATCAAAGAATTCTGATGGTGCTTCTACAGATTCTTTAGTCTCAGCGATTTCTTCTGTTTTGGCCTCTTCTTCCTCAGTAATGTCCTCCTCTACTGGAATCTCATTATTTTCTGGGAAAATAGTATCTGTAATCTTCTCGTCAGAAATCTCTTCTACTGGAGCTACCGATTCCTCGGTTACTTCTATTTCTGCATCCGTTTCTACTACTTCCTTCTTGCGGCGACTGCGTTTCTTCGTCTCGACAGGAGTACCTTCTCTCACTGCCTTCCAATACTCAAGTTGCTTCTCAGACTCTTCGAGGTTCCTTGTAAGTGACTCTTTTGCCTCCTCAAGAAGTTTCTTATATTCCTCGTCAATATTAACTATCTCTGACTTAAGTGTGGAAATAACTCCTTCAAGGGATTTGATAATAGGATCTACTGTGTTAATACTAAGCATAATTATTATTAAAATTTGTAATGTTTTATGTAATTGTTTGGTATATTGCTTGTTAAAGTATAAAGGAAACTTTCATCCTTTGTACCATCAAAGATTGGAACATAGATAATTGGATTACTACTTCTAAGAATTCTTCCGCATTCTTGCACAGTTATGCGAGAAGTCCCTCCAAGCTGGCCAATTATTCCGCACTCTATGTCTCTGAGATTCTGACCTTCTATGCACTTGCCTACAACAAAAAGAGAATCAATCTCATGATTATTGAATTTCTCCAAATGCTTCATTGATTTTGCAGATTCAGATGTAAATGCATTTTCTCCGCCAAGAGCGTTGGCTTGATTAATAGAGGAACAAAAGCAAATGAACCTCTTGTTATTTTCCTGCAGTTTATGACAGATACGTCTTATAGCATCTTCCTTTAGTAAACCAAGAAACCGTTTCCGTTCATTACCGGCTACCAGCATTCGCCTTTTATTAAAGCTATTTGCATTAGAATTATAGTCATTCACAGCCTTGTTTACTTTGTTCTGCAGTTCTACATAATACCCTTTCGCTGTATATCTCTTTCCTCTGAGCCAATACTCATATTTGCTATCATCCATCTGGAGATGAAGCACGAATACTTTGGGGGGTGAGAGGATGCCTTGTGTTATAGCACTTTCAAGGGAGACATCTGAAACATGGAATTTTCCATAGACATACTCGAGAGACTGTCTTTCATCTTCATCTACTACTGCACCAAGAGCACGTACATATGACGCTTTAATAGATTTAAGGTGAGAAATCCTTTTTTCAGTATCCATATGAGGAACTTCATCGAGAACCAGAAGATACCAATTGGAATTTTGATACTTATGCAGGGATGCGTAACATATAATAGTTACATGGCTATCATCAACACCAAACTTCTTAAATTCATATCTCCAGTTCTCGATATTGTTCTCTTCAGGAACTACAATCAAAGCATCAAAGCCGGGGTTTGCCTCAAGAAATTTTAGTGCTACAGCTGTCTTGCCAGTTCCTGTAGCCCATTGGCAAATAAGACGGGTTTCTTTTGAAAGAACATGTGCGGCAATGCCTTGTAGTTCTTCACGTGTCATTCTGCGTAATACTCATCAATCTTGGATGCGACGAGAGATAAGTCATTAGGAATGAATATCTCATCGAACATACCAAGAGGAGACTTGGCGGGAATCTCAGCTCCTATCCTATCTAATGTCCTGTTAGTATAGAAGCCGTATTTGATTTCCTTGTCCTCATACATAGGACTTGCAAAGAGGACAATGTCTACATTCTCAAGGATGTTATACTGACTGTCAAGAAGTTTACCGACGGTGGAAGGTTTATATTCAGTAGCTCCAGAGTCCGTCACATTGCTCTCGACATGATATTCCATAAAGACCTTTATGTCATCACGGAGGTTCTGGATTGCCTTAAGGATTTGCTGCATATGCATAGCAAATTCCGTATATTTATTGTATCCAGTAACATTTGCCTTCTTAAAATACTCCTGACGAATAATATAAGTACCATCAGTAATAACGACATTCTTGATGTTAGGCTGTTTATTAGCCCATTCAAGACCTTTCAAGACCTCATCATAGGTTGAAGTAAGAAATAGATTCTTCAGTTCTTTACTGTACTTTCCTGCAAACTTAAAAGGAAGAGTACGATTGATTACTCTGAAGATAACCGTTTCTTTGGGATTAAGCGTGCGGACTGAAGATGTCTTGCCGGTACCAGTCTTACCACAAATCAAAATTGTTTTTGCCATAATTATTATTTTTTACGTTGTTTAAGATTTTTCAAGAATAACAGTAGTGTCATAATAGAGGTCTTTCTTGTCTGCCTCTGTGTTTTCATATTCTGCGCTTTTGCATAGTATTGGGATACAGCATTTATTTCGTCAGGTCTTGGAAGCTCTTCAAAATTACATACTGCACCATCAAAGAATAGCGGACAGATGCCGCCCATTTCTCCATTTCTATTAGCAAGGACATATAGAAACCGCCCATAATTTCTCAAGCCGCTTCCATCTACATCCTGAATTTTATATCCAAGCCATGTGGAGAGGCCAAATCTTGATGGATCGAACAAACCAAGCACTAAATCAGCATCCCTTGCCGTGTACTTAGAATCACCTAAGCCAGCTGCGGTTGGAACCATTTTCTTTTGCTTTATTGCCTCCAAGCCCTCAGTATCAGACGCCTGCTGCTGAATGGCAACACAAGTAAATCCGTATCTGTTTCTAAGATATTTGACGAAGTATTCAGACATCTTATCAACAGCATCCTTTGTCCTAAATCCTTGCTCTTTGTCCACCAAGCCAATATGATCAATAATGATTATCTTATAGTGGTTAGGGTCATCAGGTACATAGGAATCAAAGACTTCAACTGGCTTTCCAGACAGACCTTTGGATTCAATTGTATGGCTTTTATATGTTCCTACGCTTTTTGCATAAGATTCACACACACGAAGAATACCCGTAGGATTAGTGTCCTCAGTCTCAAACTGTACATTCTGCTCAAAGAAATCAAGTCTTTCTTTATAGGCTGGAATGTTGAATAAATCAAGAATTTCCTGAGGGATTGGAGAATCTTTAGATGTACTTCTGAGATCTGTAGGAGTTATCCTATATCCGTTAAGCTTATACAGAAGATGTGACATATATCGCTCTATGACTTTCTGTATTGCCTCTTCAAGAGAAAAATATATGACATGCACGGAACACTGATCTCTATGTTCGAAAGCATAATCAAGGGCACCAAACAAATAGACATAATCAGCGAGATTGGACTTTCCGACCTTCTGGTTGGCTGTTATAAGTACATATTGTCCCTGCTCTATTCCGGGTATTTCACTACGAAACCTTTCAAAAGGAAAAGGAATGCAATTAACCCCTCCGGCAAGTACATTCTCACGACGCTTTTCAAGATTTGCAAGTACTTCGTTAATAGATGTAAGGCCATTCAGCTCAGTTGCATACTCAGAGAATTCTTCCTCCGAAAGTCCCAGAAACGAATTATTAACTCCATCTATCATACCAAATCTCCTTGACTTATTGTTGAAACAGATTCGAATAGCTCTTCGGCTTCTCTGGTGGCATTAAAGGAGTCATCTGTAAGCATATCTGCAAGAGTAGACTTTGTAGTATAAGTAACTTTGCCATCCTTTGCTACTAACTTCGTTTGCTTGCATATGAAGTACTTCAAGACTTGCATATACTTAGTACTTTCATAGAACTGAGCAAGATACCTTCGAGCAGCCGCAAGGCAGTCATCTACAGAATACTTATCATCAAACCCCATCTCTTTCCAAAGAAATTGAAGCCTTTCTACCGTCTTTGGAATACTTATTCTCCAAGACCATTTTCCATCTTTCTCTCCTGAGGGCCAAAGTTTGTATAGCCCGGAAGCTACTTCCTGGAAGAATGTATCTTTAGGAAAATGTTGACTGTCATTTAATGCATCCTGATATCCCTCCACATAGCCTTCCTGCATGGTTTTGTTGTCGGGAAATGCAAGGCGAGCTTTCTTTTGAATTTCATAAAGTTGAATCATATCTAACCATTAATAATATCCTGAAGCTTAACTGTCTGCCTCACATAACATACAAGATGATTATCTTCAATACGATAGCCCATATCATATAAAGACTTTATCATCTCTCTGGGTGTCATTACCTTTGTCTTTTCTTCTACCTTCTTAGACTCTGTTTCTATATTAGAGTTCTTGTCTGTGGTATTCTCGTTTTTATAATAAGAAGCACTTCCAAGACCATTATCAAGCTCCCACAGTCTGTGTCTTACAGCAGAAGTTGTTCTTCTTATAGCCTCTCCAATAATTTTATTGGTTTTCCCCATTGCTCTAAGACTGAGAATCAGAGCATCATCTTCTTTTGTCCAATTAGTCTGTTTTGTATTCATATTATTTAAAGTGTATTATTATCGTTTGAGTTTTTCAATCAAGGCATCAGCCCATTGTACGGCTTGTTCACACCATACTTCTTTATCCAAAGATTCGAGTTCATATATATCGCTCGCTTTTTCAATCAGAGATGCAAGTATATCCTTCGCTGCCGCTGTGCGAAAGAAAAGCCAGTCGATAGGAGCAGAATCATCGATTATCTCCACTCCTCCCGAAAGATTTATTGAGGTCGTCAACTTTTCGGCCACGGCTCTTGCCACATCGTATTTCAGTTGTTCGATAGAGGAGCATCTGCCCGGACAGATATTAAATTCCTTCGCAAGCCACTTGTCTATCTGATCGGGGCCATTGTAAGTTGGTACTGAAGCGGATGCGGTGGCTTTCTCCATATTAAACTCATCCGTCCTTGCATCGCAAAACTGAACGGCGCAGTAAGCACAATCGTGCTTGTCTTTCCACATACAACTCATTGCCTATTCCTTTGTTCGTTAAACCTTCGGAGGATTTCTTCATATTGCTCATTACTGAGCCGCGTAAATGTGAAGCATCCTTGCTTATTGTTTTTGACTGCATAAAGGAGTGTATGTAACAACTTTAAGTCGTCAATATTCAGCGCAAGGTCTTTCTCGGCTTGCTCGTAGCCATAGGCGACATACATCCTTCTTGGTGCATTAACATCTGCCTCATAGGGTTCTTCCATATTGTCAATACACATCTGCATATCAACGGGGAAAAGTTCTAATGCTCGTTTTTCTGCTCGTTTACTCATATACAATCTCGTTTATTTGCTTTTTTATCTTATCAATATATCCAGGAGTAAGTTCGATAAGGTTGATATTTTTCTTTTTTGATAGTGCGTAAATCAAAAGGGGATTATGAACTACGGCGATAACCTGTGTATTCTTCTTATGAAAGGACAGAATGTTCTTAATATTGCCGATATTATCAATGTCAAGATTCCTATCCGGCTCATCCAGTATTATTGTCCACTCATCATGGACCTGAACTCTATGATTCTTGATATATTCTCCATATGATTTTACTCTTTCCCCGACTTTGTTATAATCAAACTTTAACTTGGCATCCTCGCTGAAGTTTCGCTTGAAAAGCGAATTGAGAGCGATATTAACACCTTCCCCAGTAGAGGAATGCATCTGCAAAAAAGTTTCTCCGAATGCAGAAAAACTTGACATCATATCATCGTTATTCTTCTCAGCTTTATGGCATAGTCTGAAAGTGTTTTTGTCATAATCGGCATATACATCTATGCCATCAGGAACGGCCTCTTTCAAGCCTACAAGGGCTCTAATAACTCCACCATACATCCCAAGTGAACATTCGCTCTTATCGACCAAAAGATACCTCTCAATGAGTTTAAGTAGAGTTGTTTTGCCAGAGCCATTTTCCCCTACGATTACGTTTACACCCGGCTTGAACACATATTCAGTCCCGTTCTTGAAAGCGTCAAGGTCTGATAAATAGTGCAATGGAGCATTTTTATTGTCGCGAATCAAAACTCTTTCAATCATGGCTAATTACTTTTATTTGTTCTATTGGAATAGGCTCATACACTCTTACTTGCCAGCAACCATCTTTATAGTTGTTGTGCTTGGAAAGAAATGGGTTGTACTCAACTTGCAAAACAACCTCGCCATAACATTTAGCTTCTTCCAAGTCCGTCGCAAGGTAAGTACACCTATCAACTTCCTTTTGGGGTTTACCATTGTTGTCAGTGATATATCTCCTGCCGTATAGGAATCCTTCTTCCTGAATCGCTGTCCAGTTTTCTTTCGATGTTCCGTGGTAGAAAATCATTTCTCGTCCTCCTTGAATCCGGGAAGTTTTTCGAGGGCGGAAATATTTAATAGTTTCCCTTCCCTACGGATATAATCAGCCACCGTCAATCCGCTAATGTCTATTGCGGCGCAACCTCTTGAGAACGCATTCTTGCTCCACCTCGGCAAGTCATTCAAGGCTTCAGCTTTGCCAATGTTAATAAACTTCTGTGCAACTCTTTTGAATGCTTCCCAATCCATTATTGCGTGTCGTGTCCCATTTTCAATTTTGCAGTGGAGAGAGTATTCTACCGACATTGCTGCCCAATTCTTATCAGAGATACTTTCCTCCGCATCGTGAAAGGCTTTCTTCTCAATGACATAGCCGTCTTTGATGAACTGCTCGCGGGCGAGGGAGAGGAGTTCGGCGGCTTGGATACGCATAGTCTCATTCCATTTTTTCTCGTCCCACTTTTTTGTTGAAAAATACTCAAAATCGTTCTTCAAATATGTTGAAAGAAGGTCTTCCAAAGGAGTAAGTTCTTCCTCCGGCGTGACGATGAAAAGTTTATCGTAAAGTGGTTCTCCCAAGCGATTCGTGCCTTCATTAGTGAATCCAACTGCCATTTCTTCTGCTTTCTCGTCGTTAAGCAAAACAAGTCCTAATATTGGAAGTTCACAAG